AGGCACTATACCTGCTTCTTTTCCAATTAGAATTGCATTTGAATAAGTTCCGTCAGTTAAGCCAATATAAGCGGAAGCATCTTCAAATAAATTTACTACTTTAAATTCACAAAATAATGTTCCTTCAGTTTGACCAATCAAAGACGAAATACCAGTCTTTGAAATAAGGTCTTGGTTGCGTGTTACACTTGCTGAGGTTGTAGGTATGTATGAGGTAGTGTATGAGGCAGCTTCTGCTTGCGCTCCCCAAAAGAACATACCATTAACACCATTGCCAATATACGCAGCAGCATTTCTTCCGAAAATAGCTACAAAACTTGTTGAGGTTGTGTCATAAACTTCACATCTAAACCAACCATTACCTACGTTAGTTATATTTGCGCTTGTGACGTTAGAGAAAACAACCGTTCCTGTGCTTAAATCAAAACGAGCATTTTTTGAGAAATCATTTAGCCACATCGAAAATACCGTTTCCTCTGCTGCTTTCGCATAAATAGAAAATGAACAAGAACCAGTTGGTACTGATTGATAAAAAAGATGCGCTGCATTATTTGAGTTAGCAATAAATTTATCTGCCGTGTTTGTACCATTTGGAGCAATTGCTGAATTAGCTGAAATAGTAGCGTCACCCTTTACCCAATTACTATTATCAAGTTGTTCTGAGTAAGTTACAGTGTTAGTCCTCTGCGGCTCTACTAACAAACTTGGGCAACTACCATTTGAGTAGTCTAAGCGTGATATGTTAAGCCGTGTTTCAGTACGTTGGTAGGGTTTGATTGTACCCTCGTTAAGTTGTGCGCCACTAAATTTAAAACTTTTTAAAACTTGTGAACCAAATCTAACTACTCCAAAATTTGCAGCACTTCCATTTCCTAAAAATGTCGCACTTACTCTATAAACATTATCTCCAATTAAAGTAACATTTAAATTGTCCGTAAGAACATTACTATTGCCAACTAAACAAAAGTTACCTACTGAACTTGTTGCCCCTAATACTGGTACTGAATTATCATCCATTTTTACATAGAATGATATAGAATAAAGTTGCGAAGAAATTGTTGTAAAGTATTTATAACAATACGAAATACCGCTTATTGGTATTTGAATTGCATTAGAAAAAGAACTAAAAGAACTTGCGGCATTAGTTACGTTATCAAACAAGTCGTAAGTAGCTAAATTTCCTTCACTATACGTCAACAAATTATAAGGAACAAGCTCAACCAATCCTGCTGAGTTAACTCTCGTGGCAGTAGTGGCTCTGACAACTGACATATCGCCTGCGCCATCGGACGGAACAACGGAATATAGTTTGCCCTCTTTGTAGCCGTTTGGTGTTACGATTAAAGAGGCTGTATCTAAAAGGCTCATATTGAATCAAAGTTTTGTAGTGTGGATAATAAACAAGAATTAGCCTCATACACTCCAGAATCAGCAACCACTCTTGTTAGAAAGTTAAAAGCAATACCTCCCTCGTTTCCTACGATGTCAGTATCTCCGCTCCAACTTACATAGTGAGAATAACCCCAACTAATGGAATTATTGAAAGCACCTTGACCCCAACCAATTGCGTTGTTGTTTGCGCCTTGTCCCCATCCGTTGCTATTTGCCATCTTTATTTAGTTTAGTTAGAAAAACACGGAGTTTCTCAATGTTCTCCTCTTTTGGTTTGTAAGTTCCTACCTTAGTTCGTGTTCTCATAGATACCAGCTTATTCTATTATTAGAGCTATCAGGGTACATATCGCCGTTAGAGTTAGCTGTGTACTCAGGAAACAAGTCATTTCTAAAGCAGATGTAATCTATAAAACGCTCAGTATAGTGCTGAGCAATCTGACGTTCTTTCTCAATCAAGAAGTCTACTTCGTTTTTCTCTACGTTTTCGCTATTCTCAGACGAATGCTTGTAGACACCTTTGTTCGCAATTGTATAAGCTGCGAAAGGAAGATATTCAACGAGACTCCAATGGATGAGCATAGGCTTAACGTATGTTTCTACAAGCGTCTCGTAGTTACCTGAAAGCGTACCTGCGATGATATCAGCTTGTATCTTCTGAAGTAATTTAGTACCTAAGTAGTTTTGAATATGGATGTCCTGAGCGATTTTAACGAACTGAATGAACTTATCCGTATCTACGTTGCCATTCACCGCAGTAAACCTCACCAAATCATCTCTTGTTATAAGTAGTGCAGTTGCCATTATTAATCGTTTTTAGGTAAGTAGCCTCTTGTTGGTGTGTCAATAGGACGTGTAGAAACCAAAGCCTCATTCTTGACAACGTACCCGAGTTTCTCAGCTTTACGAACTGCCACTTGCTTTAATTCTTTGCTGCCTATGTTCAATGCCTTACCTGAGAAAGTTGCGTAGACTTGTTTATTCCATCTATGGTAGCAATTAGGACCTCCTTTGTACAACCAAATATCATAAGTAGCAGCTCCACGAGGACCAAATCCTGCGTTCACTTGTTGACCACTCATCTTTTGAATGTCCTCTTTGCGATAGATTTTTTTAGCATCCATCATAGCATTGCAGAACGCTCTGCCTTTGCCACTCTTACCGCCAGTCTTACCTTCGTAAACATAGCGAGTGATAAACTTGATTCCGTCAATTACCTTATCTTGTTTCGATGTGATGTTCGGACGTGCATCTCCTGTGCTTACAAGCTCAACTAACTTTGAAAATAAGTTCTTTTTAAGGTCTTTAGAGAGCATTTCATTCTCCGAGTCATCCAAGTCATAGTCTACGGGTGCTTCGTCTATTAGAAGCCAATTTTCGTTAGGCTCTTCACCGAGTTCAATCAACGCTTTTGCAACGTCTTCACTCAGGTGATTGTGTTTGCTTAGTTCAGTACCAGTTTCCTCTGCTACTTGCTCTTGGTTTTGAGCGTTTTCCAAATCCGTAAATTCAAGCGGTTTAAGCGTCTTAAAGAATAAGTTAAGGGATATTCCGTTGTAAGATAAGATAATGTCTAAGGCTTCGAGTATTTCGTCTTGAAGCGGTTTAATCACCATGTTGTTGAACAAGATAAACGAGTTTTGAAGCTCATCAGCGTTAGAACTAAATCCGTTAGCACCTGCAATACCAAAAAGTAATGGTGATGTAACGTTGTGTCCAAGCATAATTTTGCGCATACACTCTTCACTTAAATATGTGTAGTGTTCAGGAGCATCGTTCAAAGGTAAATCGTCTACCGTAGTTTTGGTGTCCATGTTGTCGTTGAACGCTACGATTACTTTTTGACCTTTAGAGCCAGTCAACTTACCCAAAACTTTATTTGTGATTATAGATTGCTGCTCCTCAGTAGGCACTCCGTTGTTGAAGTTGACTACTTTAGTTCCTGAGAATCCGTTTTGAACCTCGTTGATTAAGTAATCAGCTATCTCCTCTTCCAATAGTGCGTAAGGTACTGCACCTTGATAGTCAGGATAAGCGTAATATTTCATACCTACTGAGTAAGGCTTTGAGAATAGAATCTCAATCTTATCTTTGGAATATCCGTATGCAGGGATTCTTGTAGGTGGGTATTTCTTTACATCAGTCCAATCGTCCGAATAGTAGTACGCTTCGATTTCTCCGTCTTTATTGCATTTCTCAGCACGCAACAAATTGACTGGCATATGGAAAGCCTTTAGGATTCTATCGTGTTTGTCGTTGTAGTGTACTTGGATAGCGAACTGACCAAGCATCTTGCGGTCAATAGCAATCTTACGCAAACATTCCTTATTGAAAAGAGCCATAGCTTGAGCGTACTCATTAGGCTTACGAGAAGCATCTACCGCAGATAAGCCACGTCCGTAAACCAAACGTGAAATGTTGTTGATGATTGCGTTGTTTGTAGTGGAGTTCGTGTATCTATCCAAGAGGAAAGAATAGTAATTGTTGTCTTCTCCGTAATCTACCCAAGCATCACGCTTGCTCTCCTGAATAACAGGAGTAGTGTAAGCCGATAGATTTAAGACGTGTACGTTGTTACTCATAAACTATGAACGTATTTGATGTGGTGTTAGATGTGTACTCTCCGTTGTTTACGGAGAATGTTACGATGTTTTGGTCAGTACAAAAGATTCTATCCTTGTAAACTATGTCCGTGTTGTACAAGAGCTGCAAATCGTAGAAATGACCTTCCTTTAATGCAAAGTTTGCACTAACATAAGTGACATAGTCATTGCTCGCAATTAAAGTAATTGGTACGGTGACTGGTGTGTTTGTTTGGTCGTCCGTAATTACCATTGTTAGAATTCCTGAAGGTGGAATACAAGCGAAGGTTTGAGTTGATGTAGATGTCGTTAGTACAATCATACTAAATTAACTGACGTGA